AGGCCGACGCCTGGACCGACCTCGACCTCGAGCTGCTGCTCTTCGGTGCCAAGCGCTGTCCGCTCTGCGACCGCAAGCTGCCGGCGTCGACCGACTTCTACGTCCGTGACGCAGCCGAGCGCGATGGACTCTCGCGGACATGCAAAGAGTGCCGCAACCGACGTGGTCGCGAGCGCTACGCCGAACGCGTCTGCCCAAGTGAGCTGCGTGCCTAAGCCGCGCCAACACCCGCCGCGCTCGGTCTTCTCTGCTCATGTCGAGGCAGCGCGGCCGACGCGGCGGATTCTGCGTGAGAGAGCGCTCTGCGTCGCCTGTGGCTGCGTGCTCGCATCTGACAACCGCGGTCCACTGTGCAGCCCGTGCCAGCGCCGCGACGAATACGATCCGCGCCTCGACGGCGCGTTCCCGCGGCTACTGGCCGAGTACATGGCGAGCCGCGTAGGCGGGCGCGCCGACCCGGTGCGTCACTTCAACATGCCGGCAGATGCTCGCGTCGCGGTCTGGAAGCACATCCAGAAGATGCGCCGCGACGGCTGGGTGATAGATGGCTGCCCGCCGCCGCGTGGGGGCTACATCGTCCACCGTGCGCCGCCGGGTACGAAGCGGCGCCGCTCCAGTGAGAGGATGTGAGCATGGCCGAGAAGAAGAAACGCGGTCCCGGCAGACCCACCAAGTACAACGCCGCGCTCGGCACGCGCATCTGCAAGCGCGTCGCCAACGGCGAGACCTTGCGCGAGATCGCAGAGACGCCCGGCATGCCGTGTGAATCGACCATCAGGCTGTGGGCCGTGAAGCTGCCTGGGTTCTCGGAGGAATACGCACGGGCTCGCGAACTACAGGCCGACGCGATGGCCGACGAAGCCATCGCCGTGGCGCGTCGCAAGGGCAACAACCCGATCGGCGACCGGCTCCTGGTCGATACGCTCAAGTGGGCCGCGTCCAAGCTCAAGCCGCGCAGCTACTCCGACCGCGTGCAGGTCGAGCACCAGGGCGAACAGAAGGTGCAGGTCGTTGTCACCTACCAGGACGATCCACCTCCGGCTGAATAGGCTTCACCCGGCCCAGCAGCAGGTATATGACGAGCGCCGCCGGTTCAACGTGCTCTGCGCCGGGCGGCGTCTCGGCAAATCGCGCTTCGGCATCCGCCTCTCCGCCGACACAGCGCTGACCGGCAAGCCTGTGGGGTGGTACTCGCCCACCTACAAGATGCTGGCCGAGCTGTGGCGCGAGACGCGCGCGACGCTCGCCCCGGTCACGACCCAGAAGAATGAACAGGAGAAACGCCTCGAGCTCATCACCGGCGGCGTGATCGAGTTCTGGTCGCTGGACGCGCCGGAGACGAGTCGCGGACGCCGCTACGCTCGCGTCATCGTNNCCTCGCCGAAGTGTGGGACATGGTGATACGCCCGACGCTCATCGACTACGCAGGCGACGCGTGGTTCCTCTCGACGCCGAAGGGCCGTGACGACTTCGCCGCGATGTACGACCTCGGGCAGAGTGACGACCATCCCGACTGGGCGAGCTGGCGCTTCGCATCGACCGCCAACCCCTACCTGCCCGCCGACGAACTGGATGCGCTGCGCTCGACGATGACGAGCCGAGCCTATGAGCAGGAGATCGAGGCGCGCTTCATCGACGAGCTCACCGATGCACTCTGGAGCAACGCGCTCATCGACGGCCACCGCGTCGCGAGGCCGCCTGAGATGCGCCGCGTCGTGGTCGCTATCGACCCAGCCGTGAGCGCGAGCGCCGACTCTGACGAGACTGGCATCGTCGCGGCCGGCCTCGGCGTCGACGACCATGCCTATGTACTGGCCGACGCATCCGGCCGCTATTCGCCGCTCGGCTGGGCTAGCAAGGCGATCGCCCAGTACGATGTGCTCGGCGCCGACCGCGTCATCGGCGAGGTGAACAACGGCGGCGACCTCATCAGGAGCAACCTGCGGGCGGTGCGGGCCACCGTGCCGTACAAGGCGGTGCGCGCCAGCCGCGGCAAGGCGACGCGGGCCGAGCCGGTCGCGGCGATGTACGAACAGGGGCGCGTGCATCACGTCGGCGTCTTCCCAGAGCTGGAGCTGCAGATGACGACCTGGAGCCCGCAGGACGACAAGACCTCGCCCGACCGAGTCGACGCGCTCGTCTGGGCGCTCTCAGAACTGATGGTGAAGCGCACGCAGCGCGCCGCCGTCTCTGTGCAGGGATGAATGGTAACGACCCACGCCGGTGGGAGAGGGAGACTTACGCCGTGGCCGCACCCCAAACAGACCTCGCGCGTGCCTTCGCGGCGCTGAGCGCGAAGCGTTCGCGTATCGACAGACTGTTCGCCTACTACGACGGCGAGCAGCCGCTACGCTACTCGACCGCGCGCCTGCAACAGGCGTTCGCGCGCATCGACGCCAAGTTCAGCGAGAACTGGTGCGCGACCGTGGTCGATTCGCTGGTCGACCGGCTCGCGCTGACCGGCTTCGCGTTGCGCACCGATCAGGCCGCTCAAGACGTGCTCGACACGATCTGGCAGCAGGAGCACCTTGAGATCGAGACCGACGACGTGGCCGAGGACGTGGCCGTCTGCGGCGAGAGCTTCGTGATAGTCGGCCGCGATGAGGACGGACTGACCCGCGTCGTCCACAACGACCCGCGCGTCTGCACGGTCGCCTATGACAAGTCAAACCCGCGCGCGCCGGCCTTCGCTGCGAAGTGGTATGACGAGGGCGGGCAGCGTCACCTGACGCTCTACTACACCGACCGCCTCGAGCACTACGTGTCGCGCGGCGCGACCGAGCAGGTGCAGAGCGCGTCCGGGTTCACGCTCGAGGATGAGCAAGCCAACGACACCGGGCGCATCCCGGTGTTCCACGTCCGCAGCCGCGTGCGGCGCATCTACGGCGAGCTGCAGAACGCGACCGAGCCACAGGACGCGGTCAACAAGCTCATCGCCGACATGATGGTCGCGGCCGAGTTCGGGGCCTTCAAACAGCGCTACATCATCTCGCAGGCCGACGTATCCCAGCTGCGCAACGCGCCGAACGAGATCTGGTCGATCCCAGCCGGAGACGGCGACGGTTCGGAGTCGACGCAGGTCGGAGAGTTCAGTGCGACCGAGCTGGCCAACTTCACGCAGGCAGTCGATCACTGGGCCAACGCCATGGCGCGCATCACGCGCACTCCGGCGCATTACTTCTTCGCCCAGGGCGGCAACATCTCAGGCGACGCGCTCGTGGCGATGGAGACGCCGCTCGCGCGCAAGGCTGCGAAGTATCAGGAGCGTCTTGGTGCCTGCTGGCGCGACGTGGCCTCCTACGCGCTCGCGCTCAACGGGCGCGATGTACCGGCGCACGAGATCGAGTGCGTGTGGGAAGACGTGCGCACCGTGCAGCCCGCCGCCGAGGCTGATGTGGTCGGTAGGCTCGTCGCAGCCGGTGTCCCGCTCAAGACCGCGCTCAGGCGCGGCGGCTGGACGGAAGGCGACCTCTCCATGCTTGACGAGGACAAGGCTGCCGAGAGTGCATCGCAGGCGAGTCTTGCACAGGAGATGCTCAACCGGGCGCGGGCGCAGTTCGACGCCGGGCGGACGAATCCACTGGCAGGCTGAGATGCCGCTCAACTCGACCTCCTGCCCCGGCAAGCACTTTCCCTTGAAGGAGATGAGGTAATGGCTTGGGGCAACGGTTCCATCACCTCCGACACGCCCGGCGCGGCGCTCTCGGACAAGCTCAAGACGCTGGTCGGCTCGACCAGCAACTGGTCGTTCGTTGAGAACGTGCCCGCCGGGACCGGGGCGGGGCAGAGCGGCAGTGCGAGCTACTCCGTCGACGTGTTCAAGTGCGCCGGTGGGGCGGGCGGGAACAGCGCGGGCATCGACTTCTACGTGGGGCTGTTCCGGTACGCGAGCGGCAACGACCTCCGTGTGGCCACGTTCGAGCGCTACTCGCCCATCGCCTCCGATACGAACAAGGGCATGTGCGCCTGTCCCATCGGGCGCAACAACACGACCGCCGTCGTGCCGGACGCGACCGACTACACCTACGATTCGAGCGGCGGTACGCCGACGTGGCGTACGTTCGGAGCGCGTTACGGCACTTACGGTATGTATTGGGGGGGTGCTAACTTCCTTGTCAACACCGGGTTCGCCTACGCGCTCAAACTGACCAAGGACGTGCTTATCGTCGCCTGCCAAGTCGGCGCGACGACCTGCTCGGCCTACTTCGGCCTATTCGATTCACTCGTGCAGACTGACCCGATGCCGCTGTGCTGCGTGGAGCTGTCGGGATCATCCATAAACGGAGCAGCCAACAACACCTACGGCGGCTTCTCGCGCCTGCCCGGCGTGACAGCCGCGCTCATGGCCGGGTCCGGCATCGCGACCAGTTCCGAGAACGCCATCTGGAACGCCGTGACGCGGCCATGGCTCGACCGCGACCTCCTCGCGGGCGGCAACGTGAGCGGCGCGAACGACCTCTGGCTGGGCGGGGTCAACCTGACCAGCCGCATCGCCATCCTGCAGCGCGGCGCGCCCGCCGGGAACACATGGCCCAGCGGCGTGGGCTGCATCCGGGGGCTGCTGAAAGAGGACGTGCTGGCGCTCTACCTGCCGTCTCCGAACGTCTGGGACACGACCACGGTCGGAGCGCAGAGCGACTGGACGGTCATCGTCGGGGGCAGCTCCTCGACCACTTACCGCGGCGCGGGCGTGACGAACTACTCGACCATCACGAGGGCGGTCTGATGGCGGCGCTGGCGAACTCGCAGAAGCGGCTCTCGGGCCACGAGGCGGTCGCAGGTAAGACGCGCACGACCTCGGCTGGCCTCGACCGCGCGACCATCTTCGTCCCAAGCCTGATGTGGCCCCTGAAGCACCCCTACAAGCGCTCCGAAGTGCTTCTCGGCCCCGCCGGGAGCGGCACCGGCGGGCCGGTCATCGGCAGCCGGATAATCCGGGGATTGGGGGCATTGTGAGCGTGCTATCCGAACAGAACGTGGCGGTGCTGTTCACGACCTCCGACCCGGAGACGGGCGCGGCGACGGACGCGGACGCGCTGCCGGTGGGGACGCTGCACAGGAACGGGGAAGCGACCGAGGACGTGGTCCAGATAACCAAAGCGCAGACAGGCCTCTACAAGGTCGCAGTGAGTCTGCCTGAGTGCGACCCCGGAGACATGCTCTCCATCTCGGTCAGCGCGACCGTGGGCGGCGTGGTTGCGTCGGCGGTCGTCTGGGAGGACACGGTGCAGATGGCGGTGCCGGTGGCGAGCGTGGGCGCGGACGCTATCGACTACGACTCGCTCGATACGGGCGCCGTCAACAGGATATGGGAATTCTTGGTAGCCGATGAGACTCCCGCGAGCGCCGTCATGCATGCGCTCAACATAGTCGCGCCCAGGCTTCTTTCGATGATAGAAGCGGATGACGTCGACTGGCGGTTCACCGAAGGCGCACTCGCAGAGGCTCCCACCGGCGGCGGGGGCGCGACGGCTCAGGACGTGTGGGAATACGCCACCCGCGCGTTGACCGACAAGGCGGGCTTCAGCCTGCATGGCGACTACGATGCAGCCAAGACTGCCGCCCAGGCGGGCGATGCGATGAAGGTCTCGGTCGGCACCGGCGCGGGCCAGATCAACGCCTCCGGCGGCAAGGTGCCGGCGACGCTTGCGTCGGGCGACGTGACCGGCAACGTGCCGGCCGACGTGAAGGCGATAGCAGACAACGCCGTCTCTGCCGATGCCGTGGCTGCGGGCGCGGTGACCAAGATACAGAGCGGGCTCGCGCTCGACTCCACCGTCGCCAAAGACGCGACCGTGGCGAAGGCCGCGACCGTCGGCAGTCCGCTACAGGCCGGCGACTACACGACGCCGCCGACCAAGGAGGCCGTCGCCGGGCAGGTCCGCACCGAACTCGGCACCGAGCTTGGGCGCATCGACGCGGCTGTCTCGACTCGTCTCGCGGCGGCGTCTTACAGTGCCGCGCCGAGTGCCGCTGACGTGGCCGACGCGGTCTGGGATGAAGCGATCGCCGCGCATGATGACGAAGGCTCGACCGGCGAGGCTCTCGCATCCGCAGGAGTCGCGGGCGACCCGTGGGGGACGGAACTGCCCGGCTCCTACGCCTCCGGCACTGCCGGACAGATCGTGGGCGACAACCTGAACGCCACCGTCTCAAGCCGACTGGCCGCGGCTTCCTACAGTGCACCGCCCAGCGCCGGAAGCGTAGCCGATGCCGTCTGGGACGAGGCGCTCTCCGGTCACACCGACAACGGCAGCGCCGGCAAGACGCTCGCCGCAGCGGGATCGGCAGGCGACCCATGGGCGACGGCAGTGCCGGGCAGCTACGCCTCCGGCTCCGCCGGGCAGATCCTCGGTGACTGCCTCGACGCCGCCGTCTCCAGCCGTCTGGCAGCCGACAGCTACGACAGCCCGCCGTCGGCCGAAGACAACGCCGAGGCGGTGTGGGAGTACGAGACCCGCGAGCTGACCAGCGCCGGAGCCGGCGGCGCGACTGCCAAAGAGGTCTGGGAGTACGAGACGCGCGGCCTGACCGACAAGACCGGGTTCTCGCTCGCCGGCGGGCATGGGCTCGCACTCGATTCAACAGTCGCCAAGGATGCGACGGTCGCGAAGGACGCCACCGTGGCCAAAGATGCCACGGTCGCCAAGGCGGCCACGGTCGGGACTCCGCTGCAGGCCGACAGCTACACCGCGCCGCCCTCCACAGGCGACATCGCCACTGCTGTCTGGGGTGCGGGCACGCGCACGCTGAGCAGCTTCGGCACCCTCGTCTCGGACGTCGCGACGGCGGTCTGGGGCGCGGCGGTGCGCACGCTGAGCGCGTTCGCCTTCACGCCGACGCCGTCGAACGCGGACGACGTGACCGCCATCAAGGCGAAGACGGACAACCTGCCCGCCGTTCCAGCAGCCAAGGGTGATGTCCCGACAGCGGCCGACGTAGCCACCGCAGTCTGGGCCGCCGGTGCGCGCACGCTGACCAGCTTCGGCACGCTCGCGTCAGACGCCGCTACAGCCGTCTGGAGCGCCGCTGTGCGCTCGCTGACGGACAAGGCGGGGTTCACCCTGCACGGCAGCTATGACGCCGCCAAATCGGCCGCCAGTCAGGCCAGCGTCAACGCGCTCCCCAGCGCCGATGACGTGACGCAGGCAGTGTGGGATGAGTCGCTTGACACGCACAACGTCGCAGGCAGCACGGGCGCCGCTCTCACAGCGGCCGGTATCGCCGGCGACCCGTGGACCGCCGACGTGCCGGGCAACTACGATGTCGGTACGGCAGGGGCTCTCCTGCCGGCTCTTGCCGCCGCGCTCAGTGCGCTCGGCGCCGGCAGCGTCGTCGTCACCAGCCCGGTCGCTGAGTCCGGCACGGTCACGCTGCACGCCGGCGACGATTACGACCCAGCCGACGGTCGCGGCCTGCTCTTCACGGTCGCAGACGAGACGCACGCGCTGCATCTTGACGAGGCCGGGTGCGTGGTCCGCTTCAAGTCGCCGCAAGTGACATGGAGCGCGGCCAGCGTGTCGACCACTCCGGCGGGCTATCTGGTCATGTTCTCGCTCACGCACGAACAGACGAGCGCGCTGTCGATCACGCGGCAGCTCTACGAGAGCTCGAAGCGACGCAGGCCGACGGCGACATCATCACGCTCGCCACCGGCACGCTCGTCGTCGTGCGCGACATCCCGGCCGTGGGCTGACGCCGTGGCGGCTCCTGCCGTCGTCAAGGTCGCGCAGCGCTTCAAGGCCGGACTGCTGGCCGGGGAGCGCGCGCACCAGCTCGAGATGGCACGGCGCTATCTCAGCGTCGAGCGCGCGCTGGCGGACAAGATCACTGTCCTTGCCGAGCAGGTCACGCGCATGGCCGCCCAGGGCAAGGACATCCCCATCGGGCGCATCTACCGGCTCGAGCGCTGGCGTGAGCTTGACGCGGCCTTGCTGCGCGAGCTGGCCGGGTTCAACTCGTGGACGCTCGACGCTATCGGCGCGCGACAGGCTGAGCTTGCACAGATGGGGGTCGTGCAGGCGCAGGAGCTGCTGCGCGCGGCCGGCATCACGGGCACGTTCGACGCTCTCGGCGCGGACGCCGTCATGGCGATGGTCGGGTACGCCGGCGACGGGTCTCCGCTGTCGGCGCTGCTCGCCGAGGCCTACCCGGCGACGGTCGACGCTATCGGCGGCGAGCTCGTCAAGGGCGTCGCGCTGGGGCTGAACCCGAAAGTAACGGCGCGCAACATGCGAAACGCGTCGTCTATCGGCCTTGACCGCGCCTTCCTGGTCGCTCGCACAGAAGAGCTGCGCAGCTTCAGGACCGCATCACAGGCGCAGTACATCGCCGCCGGCGTGACGAGATACCAGAGAATCGCGTCGCTCGACGACAGGGCGTGTATCGGCTGCCTTGCCGCCGACGGCGAGGTCTTCGAGACGGAGCAGACATTTGACGATCATCCTGCATGCCTGCTACCTGGTACGGATGTGCTCGCGACCAGCGTGCTTGCCGCTACCAGAGCCCGGTACGAAGGGCCGGCAGTTGAGATACGAACGCGTCTTGGGCGCAGGATTACCGTCACCCCGCAGCATATGGTACTCACGCGGCGCGGATGGGTCGCCGCTCAGTCGCTCAAGCAGGGTGACGAGCTTGTCAGTTCCGGTCCCCTTGAGCGGGTGGCGCGATGCCTTGCTCCAGACGATGACGACATGCCAGCCGTGGTTGAGGATGTATTCGCAGCGCTCGCGATGACGGGCGGCGTGCGCTCCGTAAGCGTGCCATCCTCCCCCGAACAGTTCCACGGCGATGGACGCTCCCTCAATGGCAAGGTCGACATTGTATGGTCCGATCGCCTTCTGAAGCGTCACAGCGAAGCCACGTTCGGCAAGGCGAGCAGCTACCCATCGCTCGGGCTCGGTCGCGTGGCTCCCGTTCCGCTGCTTGCCGCGAGCGCGGCTGGCGAGATGCCTGTCTGTCAATGGCTTGCCGCGCACAGCGTCATGCGCCGCCTGAGTGACGCGGCGGCGTCCCTCTGCGCCCATCGCCGCCATGCGCAGGACGTTAGCCTCACTGCGACCACGCCGCGTAATGCCGAGCGCACGCAGACGAGCGGCTATCACACTGCGGGACACTCCGTATCGACCAGCGAGGGACTTCTCAGGCTCGCCGCCCACGTACCGCGCGGCCAGCTCGTCAAGGGGCAGAGGCAGGCGCGCGCGAGCTGCCGCGGCGGTGCGCTCCGCGCAGATGGTCTTGGACTCGGCAGGGGTGCGGCGCACGCCCCGAGCGTCGAGGACATCCGCGAGGCGCTTGTAACTCACATGACAGGCGCGGGCGGCGTTGTCGAGGCTAGTTCCCTCGACGTACATCTTGACCGCGTCGTCGACCTCACGATCACTCGCCATACGGGACATGTGTATGACCTCCAGACTCCGGATGGTTGGTATCTCGCCGACGGCATCGTCGTGCACAACTGCCGATGCACCGCCGCTCCCATACTACCAGAACAGGAGCCCTTCCAATCCCGCGGCGAAGACTGGTTCAACCAGCAGGACGAAGCCACGCAGGAGCAGATCATGGGGCCGGGTCGCTTGGAGCTCTATGACTCCGGCGCTGCCTCGTGGTCTGACATGTGGACGCGCGTTGACGACCCAATATGGGGAGGCGCGGTCGTGCCGGCCAATGTGGGCGACCTGGTCGGCGCTTGAACATCTGGTAACGAGCGCACGCCCGGCCGCGTGCAGACTCATATCCAAACGCGGCGAGACGCCGCCGACAACGAGGTGAGGCGGGATGCCTGACGATAAGACAACCCAGGAGCCGAACGCGGAAGGCAAGGACGACGGCAAGACGCCGCCGGCCGACTTCACCGCTTGGCTCGCCGGCCAGCCCGAGGATGTGCAGTCGCTCTATGAGCAGCACACCGCGGGCCTCAAGTCGGCGCTGAAGAGCGAACGGCAACGGAACGCTGACCTTGCCGCAGAGCTGCGAGACGCGGCCGGCAAGGCGACCGGCGAGGCGAAGGCCGAACTCGACGCGCTGGCGACACGGGCTGAAGAGGAGTCGCGTCGCGGCGACTTCTACGAAGCTGCGCACTCCGCAGGCTGTACCAACCTGCGGCTGGCCTATCTCGCGGCCCGCGAGATCGACGCCTTCGACAAGCGCGGCAAGCCGGACATCGAAGCCGTGAAGAGCAAGTTCCCTGAGCTCTTCGCGCGCCCGCATGTGGCCGACGTACGCGCCACGCAAGGCTCCGCGGGAGGCGGGCCGGCGGCGTCAGCGTCGGATGCTATCAACAGGCACATCCGCGAGGCCGCGGGTCGCACCGTGGTCTGAGAAGAGGAGTACAAGGACATGGCTTTCATCACTGCCAACGATGCCGCCGCCCTCATCGACCAAGAGGTGAGCGCAGACATCATCACCAACATCGTGAGCGATGGCTCGCAGTTCCTGCCGCTGATGAAGCGGCTGCCCGACATGAGCGCCAAGCAGACCAAGATCCGCGTGATCACCGCCCTGCCGAACGCCTCATTCGTGAGCGGCGCCAAGAACACCAGCGCCCCCGGCACCAAGCCGACGTCACGGGTCGCGTGGGACAACGAATACATCACCGCCGAGGAACTGGCCGTCATCATCCCGATCCCTGAGGAGTTCGTCGACGACGCCTCCTACGACATCTGGGGTCAGATCAAGCCGTCCCTCGTGGAGGCGTTCGGCTATGCCATCGACGCAGCCATCGCACGCGGCACGAACAAGCCTGACAGTTGGCCGGATGGCCTCGTCACACAGGCGATCAACTCCGGCAACGCGGTCACACTCGGCGCCGGGGAGGACATCTACGATGACATCCTCAGCGAGAACGGCGTCTTCGCCAAGGTGGAGTCCGACGGCTACATCGTCAGTGCAGCCATGGGCGCGGTGCCGCTCAAGAGCAACCTCCGCGGCCTGCGTGACGACAACGGACAGCCGATCTTCAAGCGCGAGGGCGTGCAAGGCGCGACCGTCTACATGATCGACGGTGTGCCGATCTCGTTCTCGACCACTGGCGCGCTGCCGTCTGATGTGGCGCTCATGCTGGCCGGCGACTTCAAGCAGCTCGTCTATGCCATCCGGCAGGACATCACCTACAAGGTGCTCTCCGAGGCGACGCTGACCGACGGTCAGGGCAGCGTGCTGTACAACCTGGCCGAGCAGGACATGGTCGCGCTGCGCGCCGTCATGCGTCTCGGCTGGGCCTCTCCGCGTCCGGCGAACATGCTGGAGACGAAGACCGGCGCCGACCACTTCCCGATCGGCGTGCTCCTGCCTTCGTCCGGCAGCGGTAGCTGAGTCGAGGCCGCGCCAAGTGCGACGGCCGCCACGCTGGAGTCCGGCAGGCTCGCCCCAGTCGGCGGGCCTGCCGGTCGACTTCTTCGCGACGCGAGCGCACTACATCGACCACATCGCCCCCGTCTGGTNNTCGCGTCGCACGCACGTAGCCGCGGCGTGAAACCCGCACCGTTGTCTGAACTCGCCGCCGGCGACGGGCCGATCGTCACGTCCGCCTATGCCGATATGAGCCGCTGCACCAAGTCGCAGCGTCACCTCATCATGTTCGAACATGGCGCCGGGTTCAGCTTCTCGAACGTGCATCCGTCCTACGCTGGCGGCTCGCATGACCGGCGTTTCGTCTCGCTGTTCTGTGAGGTCAACGATTGGACTCAGCGCCGTAATCTGCGGACCTTCCACGACGCACGCTCGCACGTCGTGGGCTGTCCCAAGCTGGACGGCATGAGCAAGGCTAAGCGGACGAGGCGCGCCAAGAGTGGGCCGGTCGTCTGCGTCTCGTTCCACTGGGACTGTCTGGTCGCGCCTGAGACGCGTTCTGCGATGTCGCATTACGAGGGCGTGCTGCCCGAGATCGCGCGCCAGTTCAATCTCGTCATGCACGGTCACCCGCGCATCGCAGGACGCTCGCGCGAGCTGGCCGACAAGCTCGGGCTCGAATATATCGAATCGTTCGACGAGGTCTGCCGTCGCGCCGACGTGTACGTGAACGATGCCAGCTCGACGCTATATGAGTTCGCTGCACTGGCCGGACCCGTGGTCGTCCTGAACGCACCCTGGTATCGGCGCGGCGTCGACCACGGTCTGCGTTTCGGGGACTGCTCCGACATCGGCCCATCCTGCGATGAGCCGGAAGAGCTCGCCGATGCCATCCGCGCGGCTATAGACGAGCCCAAGGAGATGCGCGAGCGCAGGGAGGATTACAGTCTGTCCGTCTTCCCCTACATGGGCGAGTCTGCCGAACGTGCCGCGCACGTCATCGCGCACCTGCCCGAGCTTGTCGCCGGCGAAGCGCTGCCGCCCCTGCGCCCCGAGCCGCTCCCGCCCGGTTGCGCGGTTGCGACCGTCGACAAGGCGACCATCGCCGACGTGCTCCTATGGCACGGCGAGGCGGCGCTCGACGTCAGAGAGGCGGAGTACATCGCTCACCTCGGTCCTGGCGTGCGCTTGACCGGATCGCTCGAGCCTGCCTTCCGTGCGCTCCTGGCCGGGTGGGATTGCGTGGCCGCGCATGTGCCGTATCCGTACAAGGCCGCCACCGCGCCGCGCATGCTCAAGTATGACGAACGCGCCTACTTCGCGCGTGCCGGCCTGAAGCCGCAGGACGCGAAGACGTGGCTGCTCGACCTGTCGTTCGCGCTCGAGGTACGCGAGTGAGCCGCGCCATAGTCTGCATGGCGTTCGGTGAGAAGGCGCGCGCCGAAGCCGCCAAGCTGTCCGAGTCGACGCCGTATCCGCTCGTCTGCGTGGGCGACAAGCCGGTGCCGGGCTGCGAGTGGAAGGCGTGGAAGGGAGACTCGCCATTCGATGAGGCGGGCGGACACAACTTCCAGTTCAGGGCGGGGCGCGTCAAACCGTTCCTGCACGAGTACGTCGAGGCCGACAAGGTGCTGTATCTCGACACAGACTGCAAAGTGGTCGGGCCGCTTGACGATGCGTTCGATGCGCTCGACCGCTATGACATGTGCATCGCCGAGCATCCGTCGCAGCTCGCCAGTCAGCTCTACAACAAGCCGCGCGCCGGGTGGTATCACAGCCGTCGTGAGGCGCGCTGGACGGAGCACAGGTGGGGCACGCTGGCGCTCCCCTACTGGAATAGCGGCGTGATCTTCTGGCGCCAGGGGGAGGCGATGCGCCGCGTCTTCGCCGCGTGGGCCGACGAATGGCTGCGATTCGCACAATGGGATGAGCAGCTCGCGCTCATGCGCGCTGTCTACAACAACCCGGTGCGACTGATGGTCCTGCCGGTGGGATGGAACGCGCCGCACGCAAACCAGGCCGAGGCCGTCTTCCACTGGTACGGGCGCGGCACGTCGCGAGTGGATGGAGCATCATGAACAAGGCTGACGTGTTCTCTCGCATCTACCGCGAGAACCACTGGGCCAGCGCGGAGACGCGCTCTGGCGTAGGGTCGGAGATGGGGCGCACGCAGTCGGTGCGCGAACGCCTGCCGTGGCTCTTCGATGTGCTCGGGGCCAAGAGCGTGCTCGATGCAGGCTGCGGGGATCTCAACTGGATGCAGCACGTCGAGGCTCAGGTAGAGTACGTCGGCGTCGACATCGTGCCCGAACTCGTCGCC